ATGAGCTCTTGTCACCCGCGCCTCTCGTTGCAGCGGGATCGGCGGGTTCGACCTCGCCGCCGAGTGGGCTGGCTGGACGAACGCTTTCAACTGCGAGATCGATCCTTTTTGCCGAACCATACTCAAATACCACTTTCCCAATGCAAAGCAATACGAAGACATACGAACAGCAGATTTTACCATTTGGAAAGACCGTATCGACGTGCTTACCGGTGGATTCCCGTGCCAGCCGTTCTCGCTCGCAGGAAAGTGGCGAGGCACAGAAGACGATCGCTACCTGTGGCCCGCGATGCTCGACGTTATTCGGACTGTTCGACCCCGCTGGGTCGTGGGCGAGAACGTTTACGGAATCGTTAATTGGTCGGAAGGGTTGGTCTTCGAACAGGTGTGCGCTGACCTGGAGGCGGCAGGATACGAGGTGCAGCCGTACATTATTCCGGCTTGCGGTGTCGGCGCTCCCCACCGTCGGGACAGATGTTGGTTTGTTGCCCACCGTACAGACGCAGGGGCTGAAGCGATGCGTGAACGGGAAGATGGTTTTTATGCCGTTGAGCCTGTTGCCCACCCCGACGGCGATAGACGCAGGAAGCGGCCGAATGAACAAAAGCCTCTCCCCGAATGCGTCGGAACGTCCGACGCTGGCAATGGCGTCGAAAATGGGATTGTTGCCTACTCCGACCGCCAACGATGCGAAGAATGTAACGCTTCCTGCCAGTCAGGGCATACGCAACGGACTACCCAAAACAGCGATGCAAAGCGACGAATACCGGACTGGAACGGGTTCCCGACTCAACCCCCTGTATGTGGCGGAGATGATGGGTTTCCCGGGGAATTGGCTGGTATCGCCTTTCCTCGGTGGCGCCGGGAAGCCGTCAAAGCCTGCGGAAACGCCATAGTCCCGCAGGTGGCATTGCGGATTTTTGAAACGATAAACGAATACGAAGTGGTGAAACAGCAGGATTCTCGCAAAATATCGAAATAATTATGAAACCAATTGAAGAGAGGGCAAATGCTGCATGGTCTGACTATGAATACAGAGAGGGAGAATTGTACTCAACATGCTTTATGGATGGCTTTTCCGCCGGCGCACAATCCGAGCGCGATGAATTGACCCGCTGGCGTGACCCGAAGGTGGAGCTGCCAAATGATAATCGAGATGTTTTAGTTAAAACAACATTATGCCGTGAATACTGCATTGCCTTTTACAAAGCAAATGGGGGCCGGAATCATCATTGGCACGAGAACAATGGATCTTTAGATGACGATATGGTCATCGGCTGGCGGCCGATTCTCGAAAACGAGTAAGATGCTTTGTGCATTTTAACTAACCAAGTAACTAACCAAGTAACTAACCAAGAATATCTATGAAAACACGCCTACTGAAACGACTGCGACGGGAAGCACGCAAAGAGTTTCCGGATGATATGATTTTAATGCTTGCCGAGTGTAAGGGCTATTTCGGAGCATTAAAATTTGTCAATGAAGCGATGAGAAGTCACATCCTCCTCCGCGTTGCGGAGTTAAAAGGAAAGAGAAGATAATGCAATTATAAATTGTATGGATATTACGAAAATGACAGCAGCACAACGCGCCGAACTGAAGGCGCAGCTTGAGGCCGAGGAGCGTGCCGAGAAACAGAAACGCGAAGAGAGTATTGCCGCATACAAGTCGTCGGTGGATGAGTTCTGCCGCAACAAGTTTAGCCGGTTGCAGGCGTTGAGCGAGGAGATGCGCCGGCTGAAAGAGGAGGTTTTCGGCGATGCCGAAACGCTGATCGCGCTCAAGGATGAGTTGTTCCGAACCAAATCGGACCGACACAGCAATCAATTCACGACCTCCGATGGCAAGATCACGGTGGCGCTCGGTTATCGCACCAACGACGGCTGGGACGATACGGTGAATGTCGGGGTCGATAAGGTCAAAACGTTCATCAAATCGCTGGCCAAAGACGAGGATTCGGCGGCTTTGACCGAGATGGTCATGAATCTGCTGGCGAAGGATCGCAAGGGAAATCTGAAGGCCAGCCGCGTACTGCAACTGCGCGAAATCGCCCGCAAATCAGGCTACCCGCAACTAATTGAGGCCACCGACATCATCCAGAACGCCTACCGGCCCGTCGATACCTGTCAGTTCATTTCCGTCTCCTACAAGGACGACAAGGGCGTGAAACAGACATTGCCGCTCTCGTTGGCGGCCATGGAGTAGTCCCGAACGGTTGTCTGCGGCGGTTCGATTCCGCCGCCGGGAACATTGCCGAAAAGTAACAAATTTTGTAGCTTTGTATGTATTTAACTAAAAATATAATTTTATGGATCTTTATTTCGTAATTCTTGGAATTCTGTTTTTTATTTTTGGACTCCTCCAAATTATTCTGTTTTTCAAATTATGGGCTATGACCAACAATGTAAAGAAGATTGCACAAGGCAATGATTCTCCACATGTTGATTGGCAACTTCGGGCTTGTGTTTTAACTGGAGATATGGATCGCGCCGAGAAATTGATAATTGAAGATTTTGTCGAAAAGGTGCGATTACATGTCGTCCAACACGGTCCATCCGAATCCATAGGACCGATCAAAAATGCGTGCCGAGCCAGATTCAAGGCGATCGGAAAACAGATGCCTGAAGCCATTGAAAAACTCCAGAATGGAGCAAATATCATTCAGTTGATACCATAATTATCCCGTTTTTATATGCGATAATTCTTATTCCTGTCAAGAGATTCGATGTAAATATGTATAGAGTGCGTTTTATTTTGCAAAGGCCCGGCTATCGCAAATGCTATCTCGAAGGCCTTTATCGACCAAGAGGTAACCTCTCGGTCAATGCGATGCGCAAAGCCTGTCAGGAGGAACTCCGACAATATTTGGAGGCACAAGATCCGGAATATCGTAAATTCGACATAAAACTCACATATTTCAACCGTCTTCGCATTGATTTTCTACTGAATGTGGGGATTGTTTGATAACATAAAAACGCTGCCAAGAATCGAAAATCGGCAGCGTTTTTGTTTCCTCCAGTGCAAAATTTCGTATCTTTGCAATATGGGTAACACGTCAGACAATCAACTCATTCTTTTCCACTGCCCGACCATTGAGAAAGCCGGGAACCGGCGGCGTACACGTTCTCTGCCCCGTTCGGGAGATGGAAACATCACGTCGCGTGCAGACCGAATCGCCAAGCGCAACCGCCTCCTGACGGCCCGTTATTACTACTGGACAGAGTTGGAGCGGCGACGTTTCGACGATGTGCTGAAGATCCTTGCCGACAATGAATTTTTCGTCGAGGACCGTACGATCAGCAACGCCCTGGTCGCCGAGGACGAGTTCTACAACAAGCTGATCCGTCAACGTACGACCAAACGCCAGTTGCGTCGGATGTTTCCCGGGTTCGACTGGGGTTAATCCATAAACTCCGATTCGTAGATCATCCGGAATATTTTCAATCCGTTCGACCTATTCTCCGTTAAGACCGACACCCGGGATGTCGGATTGATCTTGCGTCCGAAAGACCACCATTGAAGCGCCTTGTGTATATTCTGCAGGGTGTCGTACTGTTGAAGCGCTTTTTCACGACTCTCTTGCGGTGCGGATGCGTTTGCCGTACCCCAGACGTTGAATGCCACTTGCAGTTGAAATCTCACACGCACGCGTTGTTTTCCGGCCATGTGGGTCGTGCATTGCGGGTAGCTCATCTCGACCAGGCAGCAGGGGAAGGCCACCGGAGGCCGTTCCGAAACATTGAGTTGTCCCTGATCCGAATCGATCCATCGCAATTCGGGGACTTTGTTTTTCAGCTGATCGCACAGGGCGATGAAGAGTTCTTTTTCCATAATCAGTTGTTTAATACGGATTCCACATAAGTCTCGATTCTTTTTTGCAGCTCGGTTTCGAGTTCCCGGGCGTCGCCGATAAACTGTCGCCGGGGAATGTTCACCCTTCGGGTGTGCTGCCGAACGCTCTGATCACCCCGGCGCGTGTGCCGGATATGGGCCGGAACCGCAACCGCACCTTTGAATCCTTCGTTGTGTACCCGGGCATAGTCCACTTTCTCGTTTCCGGCCGCGATGACGATCCGCCCGGGCGTGACCACGACAGGCCGGATGCTGTTGAGCAAAGCTCCGGACTGCACGAGCAGTGACCCCGATTGTTTGGGGACCCGGGGTGGTGCCCACGGATTCCCGTCAAAGGCCTTGTGCCGGAACGTGTCCTGGAAATATCCGACGGATGTTTCAGCGACGATTTCAGCCGTTCCCTGCAGGATCTCCTCCATACGCTTCTCGAGGAGTTTGTCGATTTCTATTTTCATAAAAATTTTGTATATTTGTTCCGAAGCGTACAATTCCGGGGGTGAATCGAATTCTGCTATCCCTCGCGGGTGATGGGGGCATGGGACCAAAGTCTGGGCTTGATACAGCGGATGAGTACGTTAACCCGAAGCAGCGGTATGACACTGGCTATCCAAGGCGTTGCGGATACCTGCAGGACGTGTTCCCAAGGTAAACAACAGTACGTCCGGACGCAAAGACATGCCGCTACGACTTTTTTATAAGCAAGCCCCGTCGGTATCTCCATCGCGGGTCAATGTGGCGGCTGCTTCGCGTTTTCTGTTTCAAATTCGGAGTCTGAACGATCTCGAACCAGGTCGTTATCCTATATTCGAGATTTTCATCCACTTCACAGATCACGTCGATCACCTTTCCGTCATAGAATTTTATGAAATTCATGTTCCTGAACGGTCTGTGATAATCGTTCAACCAAACCTCGTCGGGATTCTTCAGCACCTCTTCGACACATGCCAGTAACGGCACCCGCACTTTCTCATAGTTCCCGGTCGTATGAGTTCGGAACACCTTCTCGTCCATAACGACTTCGCGGCCTTTGTAGTCGTGTAGCGTCTTGTGAGCCTCGTACCATTCTGCGGCCGAACCGCTGTATTCGGGCATCGGTTCCGTCGCTGCCGCCAGGCGTTTGGCAAACGAGTCGAGTCCCCAGTCGTTGTAGTAGAGTCGGCCAAGTAGCTTCGAAGCCTTGTTCTGGAAGCGGCGGATGTAGAACTGGTTCTGCGTGAACACCTCGCCGGTGAGGGCACGGTTTACGCCCCAACCCTGTGCTGCGGCTTTTTTCCACGTCGCCGTTCCGAAGAACTCGTCCACGCGCTGTTGCGAGGCTTCGACCGTCTCTTTCTTGACCTCATGGGCCATCCGCGGCACGACCCGGCAGCGACATCGCCAGTCGTTCGGCGGGAAGATCTTCTTCCATCTGGCATCGTTGTAGGGAAGGACGATCCCTTCGAGCTGGCGATGAGACGGACGCACACGATCGTCTCCGACCGTCCGGTACTCCCAGTAGGGGAACAACTTTGTCTTGCCCATCAGCCGCCGGTAGGTGCTGGCGGCTTCGGCCGTAAGTAGTGCCGTGTCGTACTCGGTACGTTGCCAGTCGCGGTTGAATGCCGTACAAATCTTGCGGGCCTCACGTTCGAAGTCGGCGAAATTACTACTTTCACGGAAGAGGCGGTTGAGTTCCTGCAATTCGGCCAGGGTTTTGGCTGCCGAGAACTGGAACAGGTTAATCTCCATCGCTGTCTGTAAAGCGTCGTCACGTACTCCGTACACAACCCCGATATCAGCATTCCCGATGCTGTCAGCTTCCGGTTGAACGGCCTTCAAAAGGTCTTCGGAAAGGAATCGAAATAGCTCCGTGTCGAACGCGGGCTGCGAGGCGGCCACACGTCCCATCAGCCTCTCTTCGAGCGTATCACTGTCCTGCATCCGCATGAGGGCAGTGCCATCGAACGCCCCGCCCTGCGGGGCTTTGATGAAAAAATCCCATAAGCGGCGCCAAATGTTCCGGTTGTCGGCATTCCGCACCTTCTCCTCGACATCCGTATCCGTTTCAAGGTGCGAGCCTAATACCATATTCGACTTTTCTCCGGCGATCACCTCTCCTTTGTCCGGCATGGGGATCGAATACTTGTCGTGAATGAATGCTGCGGGGATATCGATGATCGTCGAGAGCTTCACGATTTCGTCCACGGAGAGCGGGTCGGCTGCCTTCGGATAGACGAAGCGGCCGCCTTTCACGGGTAAGCCGCAAGTCTCCAGAACAGGCAGCAGCCGTTCATTGAGCGTACGTTGTACAAAACGCAGGTCGCTCGTGTGTTTCGAATCCTCGACCTGCAGATGCACTTCTCCGAGCGAGCGGGCTCCGCGCTCGCCCTGAATGGTGGTCAGCGTCTGTCCGAGGATCGTGATAAGCATCTCTTCATTCGTCGCCTGACGGAACTCATTGAATGACGAGCCAGACCCCCTATTTACCTCTTTGGTTTCAATGTCTGCCTCCTTGGGGATGACGAGATAAGGTGCGGATCCGGCCTCTTCCAAGGCTTGCTTAAGCAGTTCCCGGCTCTGTGGGTCGAACGTGTTGTATTTTCCGATACGCTGAGGCATTCCGAACAGCTCGATCCATTGAGCATAGTCGCCAAATCCACCGCGTTTCCAGATAGCATAGGGTGCAGCTTTGAGCAGCAGCCCGTAGTCCCCGGGACGACCGACGACCAGAAGGTTCGGATCCTGGTCGTACGGTACCGATCGATCTCCTGTGTCGTTCAGCAGAATCTGACAGTTGTCCAGGTCGATATACTTGGGTTTGATAGGTTCGACGTGGAATCCGCTGTTGAAAAAGAGCTCCACGCCCGCCCTGCCGTAGAACAGCCGGTGCATGATTTCGCGGATGAGCGTTTCCCAGGCTGTCGTGTCGATCATCGCTGCGATGGCGGGTTCTTCCTGTCCCCGGGCATTCATGAAGACGACTTCAGCATTCAGCACGGCCTCGATACGTTTGTTGATCGCATCGGCGAGAACTCCGTCGATCATGATGTCTTCGAACAGGTCGTAGAGATATTTCGGCCGTCCGTTGTCGGCCGAGCGCAAAGCTGACCGCCAATCTCCGATGTCGTACACGCGACGCTGCGGAGCCTGGACAACGATCTGCTGCACCACTATCGGCTTTGAGGCTTTCGTGCCGGAACTCTTTCGGGAAGATGTCTTATAACCTATTTGTGCCATAATCAAAAATGTTGTGATCGTTTTGGGTTCGACCCGAAAATGTACTCTCCGGCAGCGGGGTCGGGCTTTCCGTCGCCGTCGGCATCCTCCATTACGGGTAGGTTGGGTTTGATCTCCGAGCGCTGGACGGACTTCAGCCAGGCGACGGCCCGTTCGTATCGATCCTGCCGGAGCTGGAGATCCGTTCCTGCATTGCACAGGTTGATGAAGTGCCATACGGCGATGTCCTTGACGAAAATTAACAGCAGTGCGTTACGTTCGTCACCCTCGGTGCCGAAGATCTTCTTACGGTCATAAGCCCCGAGATACCCCGAGGCCTCCTCAATGGCGGCATCGATAGCCGCGGCCACGATTGCATCGTCCTCTCGGGCGATGGTTTCGATATTCTCTTTATAGAGATGCGTCTGCAACTCTTCAGGTGTCAGAAAAGCCATATTAGAAACGTTTTGATGCGCGTACTCGTTGACCGATGGTATAGGATCCCTCGTTGAGCGTGGAGATCTTCTGGTTGATGATCCATACGCCTCCTTCGATGCAGTCAGGGCCGTCGGCCGGAGATTTCATTTGTCGGTTGAGCAGCAGGAACTGCTCTTCGAGGCGTTTCATGTGCGGATTCTCTCGTTCGTCGATATTCAGTACCAGGCGCCCTTGGCGGATCAACGGTTCGAGGTTTCCCTCGATGCGTTCGAATTTCGGCGGTTTACAGCGACAGTCGGGTGTGATGCCGATGAATCCCCGTTCGCGGGCGCGGGCGGCGAACATTGGGAGGAACACCTGCTCATAGAAAGGATCCTGCAGGCTGTTGTTCTCGATGAAGTAATAAACCTGCACACGTTCGCTCGCATAATCGCGCAGGTTGTAGAACCAGTCCACGAACTCGTCGTTGGTGACATGGTCGAGAAATCCCGTATAGACGTAGAATGTCCCGTCGCAGTAACCGAGCAGAAAATCCGCTTTGAAACTCGATGCCTTGTTGCGGGCGTTTGACGGAGAAGGATCGGCGTAGGCCACTGCGAACTGGAGCCGTTGCATCGGCGGACATTTTCCCCAGATCACCTCCTTGATGACCTCGCCTTCGGAAAGCGGATTGTTCATATACTCCTGCTGGAAGGCTTTGGTGGAAATGGTCTGCTCGATGCGGCGGATACGCTCCTCGGTGTTCTTCTCGGGCCAGGTCGAGCGGCCTTCGGCATCGCGGATGTTCACAATATCCCAATGGTCGGCCTTGGCCCCGGCCCGCGTCACACAGCAATCCCGGGCAATGACGTTCCCGCAGAACACGACCAGCAGGTCGCCGCTCACGGATCGGGTTGGAATCAGGGCTTCCTCGAACCACTGCCACTTCTTTTTTACAATGTCGGGATTACGGCAGTCGGCATCCGTGTCGAAGTCGTCCGGGAGAATCGTATCCGGGCGAAAGGCATCCTTGCGGGTGCCTCGCGGCGATTCCATTGCACCGAGCGCCCGGAATGCCGCGCCCGAGGTCAGCGAGAACTCGTCGGCGGTCCAGTTGCCGGCCTCCCTCAGGTCCCCGTAGTAAGCCTTTAACAGTGAATTTTGTTCGAAGGACTTCTTGTAAGGATCCAGAAGCCGCGTGGCATTCTCATGGCTGTTGGAAACGAGCAGCACGTTGCGCTTGCGTTTCGTCAGTACAAGATACATGATGCACATGAAGACGATGGTCGATTTGGCCAGCTCGCGTGACCACGAGAGCACTTCATACCATTCCGGATTGGAGGTGATCCGCCGGATCGCCTTCTTCTGGAAGGAAGTGAAGGGATGCCGGGTGTATTCGGCGAAGAAGAAAAGCATCCACGAAACGGGATCCTTTTCGAGCTTCTCGAGTCGCCTCATCCGTTCCACAGGTGAGAGTTTGTCCACCGCCTTGTCGCGCTTCAGGGCACGGTGGTATTCACGCCATTCGTTCCAGGCGCGCATGTCATCTACTTTACCCATTTCAGCCGTTCCTGTATGTATGAATCGAAATAGTCCGAGAGCATCTTGGCCTTCTCCAGGTCAATAGCTCGGACATAGTCGAGAATATCTCTTGACACATTGACAATGTCCCGCACGGAGGCCTCCTGTTCGAGCGCCTCGAGGTCGGCGGTGAGTTTGCGCCGGATATCTGCCTCCTTGACCGTCGGATAGCGCGCACCCTGCTCACGCGCCGCGATGCTTTCGTCGAGTTCGTTAAGCTGCATGAGTGTCGATTTGATCCGTGCCTCACGGGTTTGGAGGAAATTCAACTTGAGACCCTCCCACTCTTTGGCCCATCGTACGATAGTAATCCTCGAGACACCGATCTTCACGGCAATCTCGGCTTGGGTGAGATCCGTAGTGAGGAAAAGTAGTTTCGCCCACTCCTTCTTCTGCTTGTTATCCAACTCTTGTGTCATGAAAAATCTCTGTTTTACACCCCAAAGGTAAGCTCTTCACCCGAACGGAGCGAATCGTGGATAAATGGTCTGCATGTAAAGTGCAATTAAAGCGTAATAAATTGTAAAACAATACAATATAATTTGCAAGACGGGTGTTTTCAATCCAATTTTGCCGAAAAATGATGGCTTTTATGAAACGATTTACATTCGTGTTGCACGACGAGACGGTCAATACCTACGGGTTCCGTATGCTCACCAGCGGCGCTAATCTCGAGGAGTTCCGTAAGAACCCCGTGATCCTGCTCAACCATAAGGACTGGGAGCTTCCGATCGGTCGTTGGGAGAACATCCGTATTGAAGGTACGCAGATCCTTGCCGATGCCCTCTTCGACGAGAAGGATGACGAGGCGGTGAAGATTGCCGACAAGGTCGAAGGCGGATTCCTGCGCATGGCTTCTATGGGAGCCTGGCCTCCCGAAGAGGTGAGTGACGCCGCAGAGTTGAAACTTCCCGGGCAGACGCTTCCGACCGTGACGCGCTGGACAGCCCGTGAAGCGTCCATTGTCACGATCGGGGCCAATCATAATGCCCTGGTGCTTTTCGACCGTCAAACGGGAAAACCTCTCGATCTCACGGATGCTTCGACTGTCATCCGGCTTATGGACAGGCTCAATCACTCAAAAATCGATTCGAATATGAACAAGACTTTGAAGGAAGTCCTCAAGTTGCAGGACTCAGCACAGGATGCCGAGGTTATCGGCGCTGTGAACCGGCTGATCGAAAACAACGACCGGCTAACACGTGAAAATCAGGAACTCAGAGATGCTGCAGCGCGTGCGGAGTCCGAGCACAAGGAGATCCGGAAGTCCGAGGCGATTCGCCTCGTGGATGCAGCCATTGCCGACGGAAGGATCAATACCGCAGGCAAGGAGGCTTATCTGAAACTCTTTGATACGGATTTCGAGAGTGCCAAAGCCACCCTCGAAGCCATTCCGCACCGCAAATCCGTCACAGCGCTTATCCGTGAGGGTGAACGACGGCAGTCGGTCGAACTCTCCGACCTTGTAAACAAGTCGTGGGAAGAACTCGATAAGGCAGGGCGCCTTGTTGAACTCAGGGACAAGGCGCCGGAACTCTTCCGTGAGAAGTTCAAAGCGGCCTTCGGTACCGAACCTAACATGTAGAACTCATCAAAAACAAAAAACATTATGGCTATTCAAAAAGAAATCTGGGAGAAATCGATCGTCGAAGGTCTGTTCGCTCCCAACAGCTTCCTTTCGAAAGCGTTCAACGCCGACGAGTATGTCGAAGCGGGAAAGATCGTGCATATCCCGCAGGCAGGTGCCGCTTCGAAAGTCGAGAAGAACCGAACGTCATTACCCGCAACGGTAAAGCAGCGTACCGACACGGACAAAACTTTCGAGCTGGCTGCTTTCACGACGGATCCCGTTTTGATCCCCGATGCCGACAAGGTCGAGCTGTCGTACAACAAACGCGAGTCCGTATTACGGCAGGACAAGCTCGCCCTGCATGAGGCTGTGGCCAAGGATTTTCTGTTCGCCTGGAGTCCTGCCTCGGATCGTGTGATCGAAACCACGGGGGCACCGGTGGATGCTTACACACCTTCGGCGACAGGCAGGCGAAAAGGGCTTTGCAGGGCGGATATTCTGACGCTGATGACGAAATTCAACAGCGAGAACATTCCCCAGGAGGGCCGCTACCTGCTGCTCGATGCGCAGATGTACGCACAGCTGTTGAGCGATCTCACTGCCAATGAGAACTCCGCATTCCTCGCCTCGGCGGATGCCCAGAACGGCATCATCGGAAAACTCTTCTCGTTCAACGTCATGATGCGTTCACAAGCTACGCTCTACACTGCGGATAAAGCTCCGAAGCGGTGGGGCGAAAGCGGTGCCGCCACGGACCTGGCCGCAGTCCTTGCCTGGCACGATCAGTCCGTATGCCGCGCCTTGGGCGAAGTCAAGGCTTTTGAGCAGGAGAAAGCGCCCGACTATTATGGGGATGTCTACTCTTTCCTCGTACGTGCCGGAGGCAGCATCATGCGCGGCGATAATGCAGGTGTAATGGCCCTGGTCGGCACCGCAACCGAGTAAGCCATGAAACCGACGGATTTCAAGCGCACCTATTATCCGACAATCGAGCGGGTCTGCGCCGAAACAGGGTTGAATCCTCTGTTTGTTGCGGCGCAGGCCGCCCTCGAAAGCGGATGGGGCGATCATGCTATCGGAAATAATCTTTTCGGCATTACGGCCGGAGATAAGTGGACCGGAAAGCGGCGAACCGAACGGACCTTCGAATACTTTTCGGATGACCGGCAGAGCGGACGATTCGAGAAGGTTTATTCGATCACCCGGACCTCCGACGGACGCTACCGTTACGAGGTCGATCGCAAGTTCCGCGACTACGACACGCCGGAGGAGGGCATCCGCGACCATGCGAAGGTCCTTTCCGCCAAACGCTACGCAGTAGCCTGGGCGTATCGTAACGACATAACACGTTTCGCTTATGAGATCGCCAAGGCCGGGTACTGTACGGCAGAACCCGCAGCCTACGCGGATTTGATCTCGAAGATTGCACGCATGATCGAACGGGCGTAAACTAACTTTCAAAAACCGATTGAACGATGGACAGCATTTGGATGCAGATACTCGCTTTCGCACTTCCCGGGGGATTCCTCGGCAGCGTTTTCACCTGGATCTTCTCGCGCCGCAAACAGAACAACGATTTTCTCAAAGAGTTGCAGAGTTCGATCAACCTGCTTTCGGGCGAAAACAAGAAGATTCTCGAAGAAAATATCCAACTGCGGCGGGAAAACATCGACCTCAAGGCCAACCAGGAAGAGATGCTCGTACGCATCGACCGGCTGACTAAAGAGGTGGAGCGCCTCCGCAAGACCATCGGAAAACGAAATTCGTATGAAGACAAGACTCTTTTTGCTGCTATCCATCCTGCTGCTGGTAAGTTGCACTGCGACGAAGAAGCTCCTCTCGACAGGGACGCAGAACAGTACGGATACCGTGTCGCACATGCAGCGCGGCGCACAAAACGCCGTAGAGCAAACCGCACGAGCGGCAATGAACTCTCGATCGGAGGAGACCTCTGTGCTGCGGGCGCTGCGGACGGAGGCGATTCCGCTTCGGACAGCAGCGGTGACGGTGACGGAGGAGAGCCTCCGTAATCTGCCGGAGGGGGCGGCCTATGTTGCCCGTGACGGTCGGCTGACGCTCGAAGCCCGGCGTGACGGGGATACCATCCGCATTTCAGCACGCAGCGATTCGCTTGCCCGACGAGTCGAATATTACAAAGCGACCTCGGCCCGGCAGGACCGATATGCAGATTCTCTGAAGGAGAGTCTGGCAGAAACCCGGGAAGCATACGACCGACTCCTCGAAGTCTCCAGGCATCAATCTTCGGAAACAGCAATACAACAAACGCGGTCCCCGGCCTATCGGGGAAGGTGGATGCTTTTCGGAATCGTTATCGGATGTCTCGGCGGCTGGTGGGCTCATAAAACAAACTTATTTGCAAAACTTTTCAAAACAATTTAATTATGTCTAAACGATCTGTAATTCAAACTAACGACGGCTATCTGATGCTGCTCGACGCTGTCTATTTCAACGGCAGACGCATGGGGAACATTTCGGAAGAGGGCCTTGACTGGGGCGGTGAAGACGCCCAGACCGTCGAACTCTGGGCCGCACAGATTCGGACCAGTCCCGTGCTGGATATCGAAACGCGAGCCGCGACGAATGAGATTACCGGAAAGATGATCGAAATGGTTCCCCAGAACTGCGTCGATCTGATGGGCGGCAAAGTCGCGGGTGAGGAGTGGCAAATGCCCGCCAGCTCGATGCGTGTCGAAGGAGATATGCGCATTCTGACCGGTACGGGTAAGACCGTCAAACTCAAGCGCGTTTCGTTGCGTGCCTCGAAGATTCGCGGCGGCTTGGGCGGCGAAAACGTCCTCGGCATCGAATTCGGACTGAAGGTCCTGGCCCCGCTGGACGGCTCTTCGCCCGGTTCGATTCTGCCGACGGAGCCCTTCATCGAGGCCGACCCGACGTCGCTGACCTTCGAACAGGCAGGCGGCAGCCTCCCGGTCGATATCGAAGCATCGGGTCCGTTCTCGGTAGGTGCTGTGCCCGAAGGCTTCTCGGTGGAAGTCATAAACGGACGCGTCACGGTGATCGCCGAAGCCAATTCCACGGAATCGCCCCGCTCCGGACAACTGGAATTCATCCTGGAGTCCGATCCTGAAACAAAAGCTACCGTATCGCTTTCGCAGCCCAATGCCTAAGCCATGAAACGCAATGTAGAACTGGAGGCAGCGGAAGCTCTGCTCGATGTGGGGATTCTGCTGCCTCTTCTCCGATTCCGCCTGCCCGGAGGCCGGGAGCGGGTGCTGCGCGTAACGATGCGGCGCCCCTGCCTGGGAGGGCAGATGCGCATCGTACGCCACTACCTGAAGCTGGGAATCACGGCCCGGGAATGGGATGCTTTCTCCGAAGACGAGGAGCGTGCCTTTTTCGACCGGCATGCCAAACGCCTTTCGCTGATCCTTGCGCTGACGATATGTCGCGGCTATCTGTCCGGACTCCTGCTGGCCCCCGTGGTGGCCTGGTTGATCCGGTGGAAGGTACCCTCCGAGTACCGGATCGAAGCCCAGCGCTGGTTCCGCAGAATGCGGGGCACGCGGGATTTTACGAGTATTATCGAATCGGCCGAGAGTATCGATCCCTTCCGGTACGAAGCGAGCCGCCCCAAAAGAGCAGGAAAGGGGAGTTAAGAACCGTTTACGAGAGTTCCCATAGCCCCTTCGGAATCGTTTGGCAAATTGCCTCCGCAACAGGATGGTCGGTGCATTACATTCTGTGGAAGGTCAATTTCCAGACACTGGCCATGATGCTGGCCGATGCCCCGCATTATCGAAGCGTCCCGGCCGAATGTACGGAAGCCGGGAGTGCAACGGGAAAAACCGATACCGCACAACTCTTTCAATCGAAACTCAACTTGCAATGAAACCCGTCGAGATAGAATTCCTCGTAAAGAACAATACCCGCCAGGGACTCTCCGGAGTTTCCGGCGGGATTGATGCCGTGGACAAGGATGCCGCGCAGGCGCGAGGCCGTATTCAGGCTTTGAAGGATGAAATTGTGCGACTTCAGAAAGTCATAGCCCAGACGCCGGAAATGGATCAGACGGAAAACATCCGCCAGATAGAAGCGTTGCAGCGGCAGCTCCAGGCTTTGCAAGCCGCAACCAAACGCACCGATCTGGTTCCTGCAAGCGCTCCGGCAGCCGTAAGGACTTACAACGGATTGAACATGTCGATCCAACAACTGGCCCGGGAGCTGCCGGTATTGTCGATGGGGCCTCAAATGTTCTTCATGGCCATTTCGAACAACCTGCCGATCTTCACCGACGAACTGGCCCGTGCGCGTAAAGAGTACGAGGCGATGATTGCCAGCGGGCAGAAAGGCGTCCCCGTGTGGCGGCAGGTCCTTTCGTCCCTTCTATCCTGGCAAACGGCGTTAGCCGTCGGAATCACGCTGACAGTAGCGTACGGCAAGGAGATCGGAAACTGGGTAGCGAATCTGTTTCGGGGAAAGAAGGCGCTCGACACCGCTCGCATGGCTTCCGAACGTTTTCAGAATACGATGCTCGAAGGGGCTCGAAACGCCCAGCAGGAGGTCGTAAAATTGAATCTTCTCTACCGGGCCGCAACGGATAATGCCCGCGCCACAGACGATCGCCGGGAAGCCGTGCGCAAACTCAAAGAGGAGTTTTCGGGTTATTTCAAGAATCTTTCCGACGAGCAAATCATGCTCGGACAAGCGAATGACACTTACAAGGAGCTGATCAAAAACATTTACAAATACGCCAAAGCACAGGCGGCTTTCAAGAGCCTGGTGGATATCGAACAGCAAGAGCTGTTCTTCAATAACATACCGGATATCGAACAATTCCTAAAGGCTAATGACAAATACCTCGAGGCCCAAAAGGATGTTGCTGAAAAACGGAAAACCTACTATGCGAAATCATGGCGTCAACCAGGCTATGATCCCCAAACACGCAAAGATCTCTTACAGGCGAAAGACATTCTGTCAGATGCAGAAGAAAGTGTTTCTTACTGGCAGGAAAGGATTTTTGAAGAGATCAGGAAGAACAAAGGAGGAGAAGAGATTATCGATGAGATAGAGGAGAAATTCGATGGCAACCTCGGGGCATTTCTGCAATTCCTCGCAGAGCAGCGGACGAAATTGGCTGCCGTGGCGGAGCAGGCCCAGTTGCTGGAAAACCCGTCCGGCACGACGACCGATCCCGAACCGACTTCCATCGACCAACTCACAGAACAGTATAAGGCGGCCGTACGTCGCCAACAGCAGAGCCTCGACGACCAGCGGGTCGAGTTGATTGAAAACGAATTCGACCGGGAACGGGAAGCGATCCGCCTCAATTACGAGAAAAACCGTCAGGAATATGAGCGGCAGGAACAACAGACGCTCGCGCTGATTCGCAAACTCCGGGAGTCGGGGGCCGATATCGATTCGAATGCGGAGAAAACCTTTATGGCCGGCACGGCCGCTGCAATAGCCCAAGCTGCGGAAATTCGGGACAGAGAGCTTGCGGATGTCGATAAGAAAGAGGAGGCTTCATACGCCAAGTTGCTGGAGAAGTACGAAACCTACCAGCAGGGGCGTCTGCGAATCGCCCGGAAATACGATCAGGATATTGCCGCTCTTGCCTCAAATCCGGAGGCCCAGCAACTCGCTCGGGAAGCCAAACAAAAAGCGCTCGACGACTTCACGGAACAATTTGCAAGCCAGTTCCCGGAATTCGAAGCCTGGGCCGACCGGGTCGTCGCTGCCTCGGTCAAAAAGCTGGAAAGCCTGGTGATCGAAGCTCAGGAAGAGCTGGAGAACCTGCAAAGCGAGACGCCGGATGATGGTAATGCCATCGCCGTTGCGCGGGCCAAACTCCGCAAGGCCGAACAGCAACTGGCGAAAAAACAGAACCAAACGGAACAGGAAACTACCGATACGACTTCCTGGACGGAGCTTCACCGCGTATTGACCGACGTTATCGGCACTTTCAATGAGGTCGGCGATGCCGTCGGGGGAGCCGGAGGAACCATCATCGCCACCGCAGGAGATATCGCCGGCTCTACCCTGCAAATCATCAATGCCGTTCAGGCATACCGGAAAGCTCAAGCCGCATCGAACACGCTCGGCATGGCCTCCGGAATTCTCGGAGGCATATCTGCCGGTATCGGTGCGCTGACCACTATTGTCAATTTGTTCAAGGGCGGTGAAACTTCGATGGAGCGCAACCTTCGTCTGGCCCGGGAGTTCAACGAAGAACTTCGGATCATGAAAGAGCGCAGCCGTATCGATTCCGATGAATTCGACAATATCTTCGGGGATCGGGTGTACGACCGTTACAAACAAAATATCGATGTGGTGCGCACCTCGCTCGAAGAGCTGGAGAAAGTCCGGGAGAGAATCCTCTCGCGCGGGGAAGAAAAATATCAGTTGCCGGGGGAGTGGCGAGGCGGAGCCGGCACGGGACTTTCGGGGCTGTTCAGGTATGAAAAAACTTGGGAGAACATTGCCGATTCGATCGCCAACATGCAGGTTCAGACACGTCACTCGACCTGGTTCCGCTCGGCAAAATATCAGTCCCTCGGTTCGCTGCTTCCCGAATTATTCACGGATGGCGAAGTCGATATGGACGCGCTCCGGCAATTCGTCGAAGAGGGCGGAGAAACTTTCCAGCACCTGGCACGGGAGAATCAGGAGATGCTCCGCGAAATGGTGGACGACTGGGAAACCTACGAAGAGGCATTGACTGCGGTCCGGGATTATTTGCAGGATATTTTCGGCGATCTGGGCCGTACGCTTACCGATGCTTTGGTGGATGCTTTCGAAAACGGCACCGATGCGGCGGATACTTTTGCCGACAGCGTCGGGCAGGCCCTGCGCTCGCTGGCCAAGGATATGATCTATTCGAGTACGCTCGGTAAGGTATTCGAAGATGCCCAAAAACGCATCGAAGAGGTCATGCAGAGCGACCTTTCCGACGAAGAGCGGTTCGCTCAATGGAGCGAAACGATGAAATCGCTGGTTTCGGATGCCATGGAGCAACAGGACGATTTCAATCGTCTGTGGGAAGAGTTCCGCCGCATTGCAGAAGAGAACGGACTTTCAATCGACGAGGAAGCCGGCACTTCGCAGCAGAGCGGTAAGGCAGGAGCCATTCAGACCGTAACGCAGGATTCGTTCTCCCGCGTCGAAGGACTGGTCACATCGGTACAGATCCATTCCGCGAAGATCGACGAAAACATCGAAGGTATTGTCCCGGTTCTCAAGGGATCGCTCGAAGCGATGAATGCCATCCGGGAAAATACCGAACCGATACCCCGAATCTATGAACTGTTGCAAACCATAAAACGCGACGGATTAAAAGCGATCTGATTATGGCTGAAATACTCGAAGGACTGTTGCTGATCAACCAAACGGATGTATATGCCCGTTTCGGGGCTTTCCTCGCGGAAACCGCTGAAGACAGACACGACAACTACGATTCGCTGCTTGCACCTCCGGCTCTCAAGCAGCAGGCGGAGGTTTCCATTCAGGAGGAGGACGGTGTCCGTATGCCCGATACCCTGACACAGACTTACGAAGCCCGCGATATCACGCTGCGATTCGCCATCGTCGCCTCGAACGATATTTCGTTCTTCACGCGCTACGCCTCGTTCGTGAAATTTCTCAAGGAGGGCGACGACGGGTGGCTCGCGCTCCATCTGACGGACGTAGGGCTGAAATTCCGGGTTTATATGACCGGATTTTCGGATTATTCACAACTGGCGCCATTCGGAAAGGGAGAGGTTGCGGCGACCTTCTCGGTGAAATTCCGGGAGCCGAAGCCGACATTCGAACTCGCTGCGTCGATCTAAAGGTCACGTTCAAATCTTCAAAAAATGGAACTCAAAATATATTCGAAAGAAGGGAATCTGAAGCTGACGGCCTCTCCCGATAGTAACAGTGCTGCAACCTGCGGCATACAGGAGGAGAGTGTCCTCGCGCTCTCCTTCACGGCCTTCGAATGCGTCACGCTCGAAGTTTACGATTATGCGGACTTCCTCGGACGGCGTTATTGGATTCTCGAACGTTATCAGCCGAAGATGAACTGCGACAGCGAATGGAGCTACTCGGTGCAACTGTCGGGGGTCGAAGGACTCACCACGCAGGTCCTGATGGTCAATCCGGATGATGACGACAATCCGATTCTGACACTCACGGCACCGGCACGCGAACATGCGGCGCTGATTATCGCTAACATGAACCGCAAAATGGGGACGACCGAATGGAAAGTCGGAGAAGTGGTCGTATCGGAGTACATCGATATCGAATATACGGGAAAGTACGCCTCCGATGCTCTTTCGGAATTGTCGTCTGCCGCCGGAACGGAGTGGTGGTTCGACGGGATGACGCTCAACATATCCCGCTGTGAGTTCGGCGAGCCTGTCCCGTTGTCTTACGGCGACGGATTGATCGGAGGAATCGAACGGAGCATGGCCGATGGCGTGAAATTTTTCACTCGGCTCTTCCCGGTAGGCTCCTCCCGCAACATCGATCCGGATCGGTACGGACATGCCCGGCTGCAATTGCCCGACGGGGCAAAGTACGTCGAACAGGATACCCACCTCGGTATCATCGAATATTTCGAGCAGGAAGCGTTCGATGCAATATATCCCCGCCGGATCGGGACGGTCGGGTCCGTACGGTCCGAAGAGCGCACGAGCGATGACGGCTCTCCGTTTACGGTCTGGTATTTCACCGATCCCGACATTCCGTTCGATCCCAATCAATACGAAATAGGCGGCCTCGTCAAACGGGTGACCTTTCAGACCGGAGAGCTTCGCGGACGGGAGTTCGAAGTGAATTACGACTCGGAAAAGAAGGAGTTCGAGATCATCACCCAATGGCCCTACGACAACGATATGCAGTTGCCGTCGGAACCGTTGGTCCCGGCTCCCGGGAACGAATACGTGCTCTGGAATATCAGTATGCCGGACAGTTATTATCCTGCGGCCGAACAGGAATTCAAAACTGCGGTAGATACCTTTATGGCCGACAGCCGTAAAGATATATCCGTGTTCCAGGCATCGACGGATTTTACGGTTGTCGATAAAAGAAACCTCGATTTGAAGCCGGGGCAACGGATTCGGCTCGGAAGCGACAAGTTTTTTCCCGATACCGGATATCGCGATATCCGTATCGTCGCGATCAGTCGCTCCGTCGTTCAGCCCGGAAGCATGACTCTTAAAATGAGCGATGTCCTCTCCACAGGCCGTATTTCCCGCATCGAAAATCAGATTTCGGAAGTGACGCAGATAACCCGGCAGGTTTCATCGGAATTTCCTGACATCATTAAATCGTGGGAGGAAACACCGGCGAGCGACACGACGCTCTATTCGTCGCGTAAGAGCGAACGGGAATTTCTGAACAAGCGCCGGGGAGGTACGGTCGAAGGAATCACCCGATTCCTTAAGCGGCAGCAGCTCGACGAGGGATTCCGTACAAGCGACTTCGCCAGCGGCATCACCGGCTTCGGTGCACAGATCGACGGCCGAGGCGCCGGCGAGTTGGAGAGCCTCTTCATCCGTCGTTTTCTGGAGGTTCCGGAGCTTCGGTACAACCGTGTGGGCATCAGCGTCGGGGACGACTGGAGCGCTCCGGGCGCCGGGGTGATCGAGAGCGTGGACAAGGATCAGAAGCTCGTAACGCTCAAACTCGAAGAGGGCGAGATCGGCGCCGTAGCGGTCGGGGATATATGTATGGGCATCTTCCACGACTTCGACCCGTCGAACAATGCGACGGCAGATTCCGACGACGGCCGGGGCAACTTCTCTTTCGCAGGCTTCGCAACGGTCTATTTCCGTATCACGGAGGTCCTGGGCGACCGCAACGAGCGGTTCCGCTACGAGCTGCGCCCCCTGTCGGCCACCTTTACCAAGCAGATCGATCCGATGGAATCGATGACCTTCGTAGCCTACGGCTCGTTCACGAATACCGCCCGGCAGAGCTCGCGCTACTCGACGCGCACCTACCAGCGTTATCTCCGCAATGTCAGCGACTGGGAGTTTACGGCCGAGAATATCGCCGCGCAGTTCGGCGACCTTACGAACCTCTCCGTCTTCGGGATCCAAATGTCGGGCTATTCGGCCTATCTGGATAATATCTACCTGCAAGGTATGATCAGCAGCCTGGACAAGAAGGCGCTGCTGGACACCCGGAGCAAGCTGTTCCGGCTAGTCGGCGACGACGGCGTCGGCGTGGCCTTCACCCCGGAGGCAGGCTGGAAGCAAGGCAAGCTCTACGACCCCGCGACGGGACAGTTCCAGAAGGAGTTCGACATCGAACAGATCGATCAGACGGCCCAGGAAGCCAAAGACGAGGTCGAAAATCTTCAGTTCGGAGCCCGCAACTACATCGCCCGACAGTTCCTCTATGCGTGGAACAGTGTCAAAGAGGGTGTTTCGGATGTGGTGACGACCGGTACGGACACGGATGGAGCATACCTTGCCATCGACGCCCGTAAAGCGTCTAATGCCGGCATAGCGACCACAGCCACCAATCAGATCGCAACCTGGGAGGATTGTTTCGGCGGTAAGATCGCTTACAAGGCCGGCATGTCCTATGTTTTCAAGGCCCGTATCAAGCAACCCAATAGTGCGCGTGGGGTAATATTCTGTGCGGTCTATGACGACGACTCCTACCAATATATGTCGGCGCCGCCTTCGCCGACCGCATCCGAGCTGTATGAAGCGGTCTATATGACCCAAGCGGGCAAGTCCTTGCAGAAAATAGTTCTCTATGTGGTTGCCTGGAACCCGATCTACCTGTACGACATTCAACTGACGGAAGGCAACAAGGCCCCCACGGGGTATATCACGGCCGAAGAGGATGTGCAGGCGCAGATCGAACAGGCGCAGGAGGCTATCAAGACCGTAGAACAAATAACCGAAGATACCAAGAGCGACGTTTCCGCGCTGAAGAACTTCACCGACGAAGCCTTCACCGACGGGGTCATCTCGCGTGCCGAAGCCACGTCCATCGAGAAATACACGAACAGCGTCGAAGAGACGCAGAAATCCGCCGACGCCTCCTACACGACCGTTTACAACAATTCGCTGCTTTCGGGCACGGCGAAATCGAACCTGCAAGCCGCCAAGAGTGCCTTCGATACCGCTGTGGCCGACCTGCTGGCCGCGATTCGAACCGCCTCGGACGACGGCATAGCCACGCCGGAGGAGAAAGCCGGTGTAGATTCGCAGTACGCCCTGTTCAACGATGCGTACAGCGCCTTCTGTACCCGGCTGGAGCAGGCGAATGAGTATATCCAGACAGCGATCAACACCGCAGCGCAGGGAGCTTACCAACTCTCGCAGGAGTTACAGGGGGTCGTGAACAACATCAATGAGACGATCCTCCCCGACTTGCAGGACCAGATCGACAAGTCGATCATCTCCTGGGGCGGCGAGGAGGTCCCCACGCTCGATAATTACCCTGCAAACGAGTGGACCACGGACACCGAGCGCAAGCGACATATCAACGACGGCTACGACCGCAAGATCACCACCGACGGTGAAGTGTCCTACGAAAGCTACAAATTCGTCTTCGAGAACGGCGTCTATCAGTGGAACCGTATTGCGGACAGCGGCAGCGCCACGGCTATAGCCGAAGCCCGCAAAGCCCTCGGGCTGGCCGGGACCAAAGCCCGGGTATTCTACGGCTCGGCCACCCCGTCCGTACCCTATGAGGTGAACGACGTGTGGTTCCGCACATCGGGATCGGGAAGTTCGCTCACCACGACCCTCTACATCTCCAATGCCGACAAAGGAGACGGCGAAACCGCCTCTGCGGACGACTGGCAGCTGGTCGATGACAGCCAGGTGCGCCTGCGGCAGATGTCCTCCGACCTGGTGATCTCCCGCGAGGAGAAAGCCGTGCTGCGAAACACCCTCGCGCAGATGCAGAAAGAGTTTGCCGCCTATCAGTCCGATGCGGATACCTACGGCATCTCCATTACGGCCCTTTCGACAGCCTACAACGCGCTGGTGAATTTCCTCACGGGCACCGTGGCCGTGAACAACGACACGGACACGACCCTCACCCAGAGCCAGCGCACGGATTACAACACCCGTTTCGCAGCCTACACCTCCGAGGTCGCCCGCTTCTCGAACCTCATTGCGGACGCCATATCGCAAGGCAAGGTAGACGGCTTGCAGTTCGGAGTCCGCAACTACATAGCCCGACAATTCCTCTATGCGTGGAACAGTGCCAAAGAGGGCGTTTCGGATGTGGTGACCTCGGGATCGGACGCAGACGGAGCCTACATGAAGATCGATGCCAACAAAGCGAGCAGCGCAGGAGTGGCTACACCCTCTACGAGTGCCATCGCAACCTGGGAGGATTGTTTCGGGGGTAAGATCGCTTACAAGGCCGGCATGTCCTATGTTTTCAAGGCCCGTATCAAGCAACCCAATAGTGCCCGTGGAGTAATATTCTGTGCGGTCTATGACGACGACTCCTATCAATACATGTCGGCGCCGCCTTCGCCGACCGCATCCGAGCTGTATGAAGCTGTCTATACGACCCAAGCGGGCAAGTCCTTGCAGAAAATAGTTCTCTATGTGGTTGCCTGGAACCCGATTTACCTGTATGACATTCAACTGACGGAAGGCAACAAGGCCCCCACAGGATACATCACGGCCGAAGAGGATGTGCAGGCGCAGATCGAGCAGGTGAAGCTGGATGTGGACTACATCGCCTCGGATTCGAGCCTGACGCCCTCCGACAAACAGCAGGTAGCTAATGAATGGGCGCGGATTCAAGGCGAATACTGGAGCATCATGGCCAGGGCCGACCAATACAACGTACCCACGGAGGCTTTTACATTCTATTTCCAGCGGCTCGAAGATTATCTCACGCCCCTGCTGGCCGATATGAGTACGACATCCGAGATAACCGGCACAGAATTCAGAGACGTATTTTCCGATTATTATCGATTGAGCCGCAACACGTCGGACTTGATCGACGAAGCGGCGGACGAAGCCATCAAATCGACAGAGTACCTCAAGCAGGCTATGGAAGATGGAAGTACCGAGGTGAAAGGCGGTCTGATAATGACCAATGTGATGTTGCTGAAAAATGCTGATGGCGAGGTGACGGCCGGCGTGAGCGGCTTGCAGGAAGATGATGTGCCCTTCTGGTCGGGAGCAGACTATACGAACCGGAAAAAAGCCGTGTTCAGAGTACACGCCGACGGGGAAGTACACGCCTCCAAAGGAACTGTCGGAATCCTGCAGGTCAAAAACGATTCCGTGGAGGTGAGCGATGCGACCGCAAGCGGAGATAAGATCATACTCACCCCATACAGAATTACGTCCGTATCGCAGGTCCTGGGTGCTTCGAGTGTCCCGGGTGTCGTAGAAACGAAAGAAGTGAGCGCACTGGCTACGGGACAAAGCAATCCTTTTATCCGAAATGTTTACGAATCAAGTCCACCGTTTACCTGTGGACAGGGAGTTCAGATGTCGGCCCGGATTACAGGCCGCATCACAGGCAATGCCGAAGGCGGCGGCGGGGGCGTAAAGATCGAGGTGGTAAACGCTTTGACGGGGAAAGCCGATCCCCTGTACCGAAACAGCACGGCTGAAGCCCAAAACACGAATTTGAATATCGACGCGACGATTTCACATCTTTTCACTGGAGCAGCCCAGAAATACTACATCCGAATTACGGTCGAAGCATCGGCAGCCGGAAAACTTACGGCCTCTGCAACGATGAATGCCGCCCAATTCAACTTCGTGAAAGACATCCGCAAGAACCTGATCGCTCCCAACGGAGTAGCCGTTGTGAAAGGATCGAGCAACTATGCGGTATTCACGGGAGATATTTTCGAAGTCCTGATCGGAAAAGCCGGATTACGTATTAAAAACGGGTATGTCTATAAGAGAGATACCGACCATACGACCTGGACAAAGATTTGAGAACCGCCATTGGAGACAGTCGTAAATTAATTGAAGAATTTTTAATGGCTGCGATGGACCATGTATGGAATACGTCGGTTGTCGGCAGAAAAGTGAAAGACGAAGTAGACGGTCAGCATCGAATCTGACAAATAAAGTCCTTCGGGGGAGGACACAAAAAATCCCCCGGTTTGTTGGCAGTCATCTCACCTACATACCAACAAATGCACGATTACTCGCAGCGACCGGGGGATAAAACCTCCTGCTGCGAGTAATTTTTTGTGTCGTTTCCTGTACAGGGGACGGCTGGTATGTAGATGAGATACGCAAAGATACTAATTTTAATAAAATAATCCCTATGTTTACAATCAGGGTAAGCCGCGATGATAGCGGATAAATGAAAAAGCTATCGAGATTTTGGTTAGATTAAAGCTGCAAAACCTTTACTAACTAAAACGACGATAGCCATGAGAGAGCAAAGAAACAAAATTAGTTTCAGAGGACAAAAGATTTATGTAGGAATCGACGTCCATTTGAAGAGTTGGTCGGTTACGGTCTTGTCCGAAACCTCCGTATTGAAGAAGTTTAGCCAGCATCCGAGCCCAGAAGCGTTGTACGGATTTTTAACTCGGAGTTATCCGGGCGCCGAGTATCACTCGGTGTACGAAGCGGGCTTCTGCGGATTTTGGATACACGAGCGTCTGACGGCCTTAGGGATCGACAACATCGTGGTCAATCCGGCCGACGTGCCGACCAAGAGCAGCGAAAAGCTGCGTAAGACCGACACCGTGGACAGCGGTAAGCTGGCGCGGAGTTTAAGAGCCAACGAGCTGAAAGGCATTTATACGCCGGACAGCGTATCGTTGGAGATGCGTTCCTTGATAAGATTGAAGAACTCGATAACCAAAGACACGACCCGTCAGAAGAATCGGCTCAAGTCTCAACTTCGGTATTTAGGCATCGAGATTCCGCAGGAGTTTCTCACTCCGTTTTCCAACTGGTCGAAGCGCTTTTTCGCCTGGTTGAAGGAGATAGAGACGCTCACCCCGAGCGGCCGTCAGGCCCTCGACATTCATATCCGGCATCTGGAAGAGTTACGCCGTCAGAAACTGGAGATGACACGGGCTTTACGGACATTGGCCAAGACGGATCGATTCCGCGAACCGCTGCGGTTGATTATGAGCGTTCCGGGGTTCGGGCAGGCTACGGGAATGGCGTTCCTCTCCGAGATATGCGACATAACCCGCTTCCGCAATGCCGAACAACTGGCTGCCTATATCGGAATGATCCCGATGTGCCACTCCAGCGGAGAGAAAGATGGGACGGGGGATATTACCATACGAAAACACGCCGTTATGCGCTGTAACCTGATAGAAGCGGCATGGGTGGCGGTACGTCAAGACCCTGCGATGAACCTGTTCTATACGGAACAATGCAAACGGATGCCCAAGAGCAAAGCTATCGTAAAGGTCGCCCGCAAACTGGTAAACCGTCTATTCTTTGTGCTGAAACATCAGACCGAATATGTCAATAGTATCGTGTCATAGAGAAACCCTTCCGGTAAACGGATTTTCCCAGAGAGAATACTACATAGTTGTTGCGGCGTTAACGTCCGCTTAAAATAATCTGCTCCTCTGGCCTTTGTAAACTAATAAGGGATATGCGGCAGAGAGCTGACCGCTAAGGAAAATCTGTTTATCGAAGGATTTTTTCGGGTTCTGAAATCTCGGCTTTCGAGAGAGCCAAAGGTGTTAAGCACGATGTGCCTCCGCACCGGCTCGATCAAAGGCCGGCGGAGGCTCTCGTGCCTTGACCTTTGGCCGAGAAGTTCACCAAGAAATGCAATACGCTGTAAATAAGATAAAAACAAATTTAACCGAAAACTTTGATCCAATTTTATTTGGATTGTAACAGGAAAACAACTATGGGGGCGGAATGCCCCTATGCTTTTATAAACGGATAAAGAAAATGACAGAAATAACGAGAAAGCAGATATCTGGTCTGCGGGTAAAGATGTATTAACGGCTATGGGAGAGGAACATAGAATCAACGAGATAAAAGGTGTCATCATCAGCCGTGCCCTGCTCAAGGAATACGGGTATGATGGCGATATGCCCACCGACAAACAGATGCAGGTCATCGGCAACGGGTTACTTGAATACTGGGGCGTAAGCGACGGTTTCAAGGAAGCCCTCGCCAGTACAATGGAGAACATGTTCGGTGTAAAAGCAAAAGATTAGGTCTATGGAAACGAAAGAACTTACTACCCACCAGCGTGGTGTTATTCTACGCGGCATCTGCGGCGGGGCTGCATTGAAAGACAAGTCGCCGCAAATATCTGAAAACAATACCGTCATAACCTGCGCCGGAGGGTTGGAGATTTGGGACATCTGCTGCATCAGCAGTGATGCCGAAGCCTTCGGCCTGAAACCGTCCTTCGGTTATGACGGGCACACGAGAATCACTTTCACCCCCAAAGAATAAGCGGAATGAAATCATATTACTACTTGGACTACCTGCACCGTGAAATCTTCCTTGAAGAGGAGGATATTCAGACCGTTCCGGAATCAGGCAGGGCGGACGATGCCTGTTCCGCCATTGCCGAAAAGCCGTATGTCGTGGAGCAGTTCATGGCGGACTCTTTCCGGACACTCAAAGATGTGGCCAGCCGCCTGTGCGATTCCCCTGATATTAAAAGCCGCCACGATGCGCTGATGTATATCGTGTGGAGGGTGGCACTGGACATCAAGGAGTGGCGGACTCTGAGCCATAGCGAAGCCGCCGTCAAGGTAACCCGTGAGGACGGTTTCGTGTGGCTGCTTGTATCGGCGC